ACCCCATTTCGCAAATTGGCTTTGCCAATTTGCCTTATGGGCAGGCCAAAGTCAACAGGCCAATCGTGAATGGTTTGAAGAAACCGTTTGCAAGCTCACAGCCTTGTGCTGTGAGTAGTTGACAGTTATAAATATAGCCCAAATCTAATGACTGTAAGCACAGCAAACAATTGAAATGCGTAAAATAAAATAGAATGCTTATTATTCATTATATCTTGTTTAATTAAGCATCTGAGTAAGTAATATGTCAACAATCGGCAGCGGCTTCAATCAAACCCTCAAACCAACAGCATTTGGTCTTTATGATTCATCGCCATTATTTCAAAAAGATGCGGACAACATGGTTCGTTATGTTTTGATAAGATTTGGTGAGCAGGTATTAAGTGTTGAGCTAACAAAAAAGATTATTTGGACTTCATTTGAAGAAGCCACATGGCAATTAAATGCTTTATTAGCAGAATATGCCGCAAAAAGTAACCTAGCTTCACTTTTGGGAACCCCAACAGCAAGTTTTAACCCAAATGCAAATGGTGGCAATGGTTTATTTTCTGTGAACTTATCAAACACTTATGTTCAGCAAACCCTTGGTTACCTAGATACCCTAACTGCACCATATCTTAGCTATGTTGGATATGGAAACTGGGCTGAATCTTATTCTGGTTCAATTTATCTGACGGCAAGCCGTCAAGATTATGATTTGTTTACTGAATTAAAAGATGAAAATGGAATCCCACTTTTCAATTATGTTGGTTCAGGATCAAATGTGAGATTTACAGTATATAACGTCTATCACTTTGAACCTGTTGAATATATTTTCAACTCAAACTATGGTTCAACAATTGCTTATGGTTCAGATTTTACATCTGAGGCAGGGGTAGCTATCCCAGATACAAAATACTTTGTGTTACCATTATATGAAGATGTTCTCAGAGCGGGTTTGTTTGAAGATGCACGTAGAATTCGCCGTTCACATTATTCATATGAGCTTAAAGGACGTAGTTTAAGGATTTATCCAACACCAGGAACTGGTGATTTTATGGTTAGTGGTTCTAGAAAACTTTGGATTAGAGTTGGCTTTAAACAACCCGCATATGATCCAAGAATGGATAGTACATTTACCCCAAGCCCGTCTGTAATAGGGTCTGGATTAACAACTGGTAGTGGTCCTGGTGGTACTTATTATTTCCCATCTAATCTTTATGGTGTATCAAATCCTGCTAACGTACCGCTTGGAGTTGTAAACTATGATAGTTTAAATATCTGGTGTAGAAACTGGATCAGAGAATACACACTTTATCTTTGTGCTCAAACACTAGGTTGGATCAGATCTAAAACAAATAGTATTCCAATTCCTGGTGCAGATTTAACGATGAACGGCCCAGAGTTGTTAAGCTTTGGCAAAGAAGGTACCGATAAACTTATAACAAGTGCAAAGGAATATTTGGATGGTTTAAGTTATGATAAACTCATGGAAAAAGAAGCTATGAAGCTTGAACAGACAAATAAAATCATGTCCCTGCTTCCAATGCCACCAACTACCATTATTAGAATTAGATAATACTATTTCAATAAAGGATATAAAGCAAAGTATGAATTGTATTTATAGAGTGACGGTCCATGTCTAGACTTTTTATAACACAAAAAGAGATTCAGTATCACACTGACGTTACTCAGGAAATGATAAAAGATATCATTGGGCAAAAAATTTATTATTTCCCGATGTCAACAAATAAATCACTGATTAATGAAACATACGATGAGGCGATTGAAAAAGTTTATGATGGTCCAATTGAAATTGATGCATTAGTCGGTCAGCCAGAATGGGAAAACGTTAGCAACAACTATGGAACATATCTGCAAGGTAAATTGGAAGTATTCTTCCAAGGTAGAGATTTAACGTTAAAAAACATTAAGCTTGCAGAAGGTGATTTTTTTACTTATGGTAGTCATACATACGAAATTGTTGTTTGTGTTCCGCTTAGTAACCTTTGGGGCCAAGAAGAATATGACAGATCTTTTAGAATATCTGCCACAACAGCAAGACCTGGCAGATTTGATCCATCTAAATATCTGCCACCAGCATCAGAACCAGACGATGTTCAAGAGGAATTTGTTCAACAACGTGGTCTTAAGGAAACAAAAGAAGGAATCACAAACGATATTAGGGAAATGCGTGAAAGACTTGGAGAAGAAATGGCTCCAATTGCTCTTGGAGAAGGTCCAAGAATTGTTAACCAAGATAGCCAATCTTCAATTGAACCCGTTGGAGATGATAAAGTAAATACTTTCTTGATTGACGACGAAGTAGATGATGAATTCTATCAATAAACTATCCTCGGTGTAAACCAGTAAATTTTCTATTCACGGGTACAAATTCCATTTTTTAATTCTTCCTTTTAAATTTCTAAGTAAAAACTGATTTCTATTTAGTAATATTAAAATGACAACAGGTAAGCCAAAAAGATTTGGAAATCAACAGGGAGAGTTTTACAACTATCAAAAAGAGATTCCAGTACCAGAACGGTTTATTGATGGAACCAAAGGTAATATTACAAGGCAAAATATTGAGCGACCACCAGAAGATATTGCTGGATTAGAACAATTGCCTTATGGTGGTTTGCAGGGGGAAGATCCGCCATATGAGACAGTTGAAATCCCCGCTTGTACAATATTGGATATTGATAAAAGTGTAAAAACTTTATTTGATGAAACAATAAAATTTCCAACAAAATATCTTAAAGGTTTAAACAAAACTTTTTCACTTAATAAACCAAGAGTTATATTTGCAGGCGGTGACCGTTTTGCAATGGCCAAAAAACTAACACCATTGCGTTCAAAAGATAATTTACTTATATTGCCCGCAATTTCAATTAGAAGAACAGGAATTGAAAGCTCATTAGCTGTTCAAGGATCTAGAGCAATTAGTAGTGCCACAGGAGAAATAATTGTGAAAATTTCCCCTGATAATGAGAGAGATCCGTTTTATCAAAACTTGATTAATAAACTTGGATTAAAAAATATTCCATCAATTCCAACTTCAAGAAGAACTAGAGGCGGCAATAAAACTGACATATCAACTCAAAAAGGTATGCTGCTTGATCCTAAATTAAATAATAACACACTAGAATATTTAGCAATTCCTGCCCCAACTTTTGTCGATCTAACTTATCAGGTAACTTTATGGACAGAAGATATGGGTACAATGAACCTATTGTTACAAACAATAATGTCTTCAAAATTACCAATGGATAATGCATATGTTTTAACAACAGATGCTGGTTATTGGTATGTTGGTTATCTTAGCGATCAAATATCAATGGAAGACAACTTTGAGGATAATAGCGACCAAGAAAAAATTGTTAAAACTAGCTTTGAAATTAAGGTAAAAGGATTTCTTTTACAGCCAAACGAATTAACAAACATGTACCCAGTTAAAAAATATACAACTGCGGTAAACTTTGATTTTGAAGTTAATTTTTCTTCAACAAAAATATATCACAAAGCCTTAATAGATCAAAGTGGCATAAAACAAAATCAAGATAGATTTTTACTCTCAGATGTTGATGAAATAAGTGATCCAAAACCAAAAACAACCGAACAAAATCTATATTTTGAAAAAGAAGTTATAAATGAGTTGACTAACAAAAGGGAATTGGTGTACGCCGAAGTAACTGAAGGTCGTCAATCAAAAGAAACAGTGTATAGAGCATCTAGTATTAACGAAGTAATTGAACTTATTTCAAAAGACTGAATGTTTCCGCAAAAGAGTGTTCTAATTATCCTTGAACTTTGTTTTTAAAAGTAAAAGGTAAATAAAAATGGCAGAACAAATATTAAAAGCACCAGGATATTATGATTCTGAAATTGATGCTTCACTTAGAGAGATTGAACCAGTAGGGACACCTGCTGCAATCATTGGCGCATCAGTTTTTGGACCTGCATTTGTACCTGTTTCTCTAGGATCACTTTCGGATCAAACAGCAAAATTTGGCTCAGTAACCCCAGGTTATCCAGCCACTTATGCTTCCCAAAGATGGTTGGAAAACAGAACAAATGCAGTTTTTGTTAGAGTATTAGGAGCAGGTACAAACAGCGGCTCTGGAGATTTTGAAGATACAAGAACAAAAGGGATTGTTAAAAACGCAGGTTTTGCAGTTTCTTCTTCTGTTGTACAAATTACAGGTGATAGCCGTCATCAAGGGGCGGTTCAATTTTTGGTTGCCCGCCATATTCTAACAAACCAAGAGGCATATGGTTATCCAATTTTCACTGATAATAGATCATACTCTTTAGCAGGAAATGCAGTACATCTTGTAAGAGGTATGATTTTTTGCTCCTCTGGTTCACGCATCATGGTAATGAATGGTGTGAACGAATCATTCACAAACGCTCTTGATGACGTTGCAACAATAGATAGCGGTTCAAATAGCGTTACAAACGGCAAGTTTAAACTTGTTGTTTCAACAAGTCTTGGAACCACATTTGGAAACAGTGATGGTTTCGCAGGTATTACAATTTATACTGCGTCTCTAAATCCATCTGCTGCGGACTATTACGCAAACATACTAAATACTGACCCAGATAAGTTTGAAACAACTGGGCATTATCTATATGCCGATTTTGCGGTTGATGCTGAATTGGCCGCTGTAGCAACTGGATCGCTAGTTTCAAGCTCAGTTGGTATTGTATCTGGTTCTGCTGGAACAACTTCTACAGGTGGTTTAACCTCAATTCCTTTTAGAAATCTTTTTGGCAGATTTGATACCAGATATACAACACCAAGCACCCCATCATTTATTTCTCAACCATTTGGTAATTTAGAATATGATTTATTCAATTTTGAACCTCTTTCTGATGGCGCAAATGCCAGTGATGCAATAAAAATTTCAATTGCAAACCTTAAGGCATCTTCAGATCCAAACAATCAATACGGCACATTCACTGTTCTTGTTCGTAACTTTAATGATACTGACTTTAACCAAGAAATACTTGAGCAATTTACAAATGTAACCCTTGATCAAAACTCTGACAATTACATTGGCAAAGTAATTGGTGACACCAAAACAACATATAAGTTCGATTTTGAAAGCGAATCTGATAGAGGGTTGCAAATAACTGGTACATATCCAAATAGATCAAAATATATTAGAGTTAATATTAACTCTAACGTTACATCAAAAGTAGCACCAGCAAATGCACTACCATTTGGATTTAGAGGCGTGTCAACAGTTAAAACAACAGCAGCATCAACTGATGTTTCTGGTCTTGGAAGATTTGCATTGTCAGCATCAGCAGGGATATTAGCATATCCTGCACTAACAAGCTCAATTGCTCCACCACTACCATTTAGATTTAAAGTAACAAGAGGTAACATAACTTCTTCTGCTGCATTTACTGGGCAACCTGGTGCAACCGAAATTGTGGACGCAAGATTGTTCTGGGGTGTTAAGTTTGAACGTAACAGTGATCCTATAAACACAAACACTTCTGATACACCAAACCCAATAATTAAAAGCTATGCTAGATATGTTGGTATTCCAAAACTTGATACAGTGATCACAGGGTCTGCGGTAGATTCATTTAATGATAACAAATTTACATTAGCCCGTGTTGCATTTGCAAATGGTGCAATTGCTGATTTAACTTCATCAACTGGCACAATCATGAAAAATGCGGCGTATATCAGAAATGGTGTGCCTGACGGAACAAACTACAAAATTACTGATGGCAGCTATGGCGACAGAATTACTTTTGCTACACTACTACAAAAAGGTGCCGCATCTGATTTTAATCGTTTTGCTGAATATGCCAAATTTACAACCTTGGTATATGGCGGATTTGATGGTGTAAACCTACTTGATAAAGATGCAAGAAGATTTACAGATAGATCAACATCAATTGAATCAGGATCAATTGGCTTTGGTGGCGCGGCTGCGAGCTACATTTCCCCAGGATTTACAACAAACCAAAATGGTGTTGGTGACAATAACAACCAAGTTAATAGCTATAAAGTTGCAGCCAGTATTGTTACTGATCCATTAACCTCTCCATCTAATTTAATTGTATTACCAGGACAACGCGAACCAGTTGTAACAGATTATGCTGCCCAAAAAGTTCTCAGCTTTGGTAAAGCATTCTATATAATGGATATTCCAGCATACGATTCTAACTTAGTAAGAATCTTTGATGGTGAAATAGGACATTATATCGACAACGTAAAAACCGCACAAGTCTTCGACGCCAGAGCGTTAAATAATAATGCTGTTGCGGTATACCATCCTTCAGTTACAATTGAAGATAACGTAAACAACAAACTAACTGTTGTACCAGCTTCAGTTGCTGCTCTTGCTGCATACGGATTTAACGACAGAGTTGCATATCCATGGTATGCTGCCGCTGGTTTAAATCGTGCCGCACTATCTTTCGTCAAAGCAGTAGCTCAAAGAGTTAAAGCTTCTGATAAAGATTTGTTCTACGATACAAGAATTAACCCAATCTTTAAAGACGAAGGGACATATGTTATTTTCTCTCAATACACACTCAAACAAGGAATAAATGCTCTTACCTCTAGAGTGAACGTTAAGCGTTTGGCAATCGAAGTAGCAAGAGCCATTTCAGGAATTGGTAATAATCTCTTGTTTGAACAACTTACCAATGCAATTCGTGATAGATTTGTCACAGCGACTTCATTACAACTATCAACAATTCAACAAGCCAAAGGTATCAAAGGCTTTAAAGTAATCTGTGATGATACAAACAACACAGAAGTTGATCGGGAAAATAATAAACTAAATGCAACCGTCTTGGTTCAACCTGTTGAATCAATCGAATACATCGTTCTTGATTTTATCATCACAAACAGTGGTACATTCCTTCTAGTCTAACAACTATTTAAAATTTTGATTAACTTAACTTAAACCCTGTCCAAATTAAATTCTTGGACAGGGTTTTTATTTTTATGCTGTAATTACAAATTGATATAAAAGAAATAAAAGGTTAAAATATGGTAGATCTAACATTTAAAAGCGCAGGAGTCGGAGTTAGGGAAATTGATATAAGTGGTGGAACCTCTATTCTTCCCTCTGGCCTACCTGCTGTTGTTATTTCAACAACACAAATGGGACCAGCATTCGTTCCAGTGCTTGTACCAACATTACAAGATTGGAGAACATACTTCGGTGTTCCAACCACATATCTAAACTATGGCTCTTTGGCAGCAACTGAATGGTTTAGAACACAACAAGCATTAACTCAAATTAGAGTGCTTGGCGTAGGATTAGGTTTAAAAAGAACAGACAGTGGAAACAACAGAGGAAAGGTAGAAAGTGCTGGTTTCGTTGTTGGCGATCAACAACCGCAAAGCACACTTTCTGGAGGTCTTGGAAACAATGTATATGCAAATGCATCTTCAACTTCTCCAACTGCCGCTGGCCCACTTGGAAGAACCTATTTCCTTGGTGCATATATGAGTCAAAGTGCTGGATCAACCTTATTCAGTGATGCTGGTTTAGCTGGTTCAGGTCAGCCAGTACTCCGTGGCGTTATAATGGCGGCATCTGGTGTAATTCTTAGACTTTCTTCTTCAAAAGATGCCGATTCTTCATTGCCAGACATTTCAACTTCAGCAGATTTTTCTGCTGGTACAGTAAAAGGTTATGTAACAGGTACAGTTAATCTCGTTAGCGGCGCTCAAGAATTCGTAATGCTTCTTAACGGTCACAAAGGTTCAAATCAACTTTTCCCAAGAGCCGTAACAGCATCTTTTGATCCATCTGCACCAAATTATTTTGGAAGCATCTTTAACAAAGATGCACTTCGCATGGAAGAAGCAGGATATGTTCTTTATTCTTACTATGATTTACAAAGCGCAGTTGCCGTTCCAACTGGTTCTGGAATTATTTTAAATGCAGTTGGTGGAACAAGCGAAAATATTGCTTTCTTGGTAACTGGTTCACAAACCCGTAACAGCGGTTCAGCAACTGCTCCAAACTATGAAAACTTTGAAGATCGTTATCAAACAGCCCACACACCTTGGTTTATTTCTCAAAGACAAGGTGGTTTGTATCAAAATTTGTTTAAACTACATCTGATTTCTGACGGCGACAAAAACAATATCAAAGTTAGCATTGAAAACATCTTCCCATCAACAAACGATGCTGCTCCATATGGAACATTTGACGTTGTTGTAAGAAGCTTTGGTGATTCAGACGGCGGTAAAGTTGTACTTGAAGCTTTTAGAGGGCTAACATTAAATCCAGCATCTGATTCGTATATTGCTAAACAAATTGGTGACAAAAACGTTTATTACAACTTTGATATCGGTGAAGATCAACAAGGTTTAACTGAAACAGGAAACTATGATCTTCGCTCACGTTATATTCGTGTTGAAATGAATTCCTTGGTTGATGTTGGTGATGTTGATTCAGCACTAATGCCAATGGGCTTCAGAGGACCACAACACCTTGTAACATCTGGTTCTGCTCCATTGCCAACATTCAGTGACGCTGCTTACCTAAGCTCACAAAACCCATTTTATAAAGTTGTAGAACCACCAGTTCCATTTAGATCAACTTTAGCAAAAGGTACTGGTACTACAAAAACAGCAGATAGATCTCTTTACTGGGGTGTTCAATTTGAAAACGTCGTGTCTGTTAGCGAGCCAAATAGCTCCGCAGTACCAAACCGCAGCTTACCTTCAAGAAGCAAGTTTTTCCCAAATTTCCAACTGGATTGGATGAACTTCACCGTTGATAACAATGAAGGTGTCGCTGATACAACAGCAAATGGTATCCTAGATGCAGATAGATTTAATAATAACCTTTTTAGCCTTGAAAAAGTTCAAATCTATTATGTCTCCTCTACAAACTTGCCAGACGTTAACAGACTAAAAGATTGGACATATGTTCGTGCGGGAAATATCGCCACAAACACAACTAATCTAACAAGAGCATTAACTGTAAGTGATCTCGCTGATCCAACAACCAGAAGCGTTGCCAAGTTTACAACTTACTTCTACGGTGGTTTTGATGGCGTAAGAATCTTTAACACAGATACAAACTATCTAAC